ACCGTCGAGGTCGACGGCAAGACCTATGCGCTCGTTCAAGACGGAAAGCCCGTCTACAAGGACAACGGGGCTGAGGTCGCTTTCGACATCAGTGGCGTGACTGCGCTGCGCGGCGAGGCCATGCGCCATCGCCAGGAGCGCGAGAAGGCCGAGAAGGCGCTGAAGGCTTACGAGGGCATCAGCGATCCGGCGGCGGCCCTGACGGCGCTGGAGACCCTCGCCAAGCTCGACCAGAAGAAGCTGATTGATGCGGGCGAAGTGGATCGCGTGCGGGCTGACATCAGCAAGGCGTATGACGCCAAGCTGGCCGACGCCGACAAGCGCGCGAAGGAACTGGAAACCCTGCTGAACGGCCAGGTGATCGGCGGCAGCTTCGCCCGGTCCAAGTTCGTCACCGAAAAGCTGGCCATCCCGCCCGACATGGTGGAGGCGCGCTTTGGAGCGCACTTCAAGGTCGAGGGCGGAAAGCCGGTCGCCTACACCGCCGATGGCGGGCGCATCCACAGCCGCGCCAACCCGTCCGAGCCGGCGGATTTCGACGAGGCGCTGGAAGTCCTCGTCTCCAGTTACGCCTACAAGGACCACATCCTGAAAGGCCCGACCGGCCACGGCGGCGGCGCGCAGCCGAACGGCCGAGGGGCTGGGGCCAAGGTCATCAAGACCAGCGAATTCAACGCGCTCTCACCAACCCAGCGCGCAGCCAAGATGGCCGAGGGCTACGTCCTCGCCGACTAGACAGCCGACGACTCGGATGGGCGTCGGCGCCCGGAGCAGAGCTCCAAACCCCTGAAACCCCAGACGTCCATCCGCGGAGACCCTACCCATGTCTAACACCCTTACCGCAGTCGCGCCCGTCGCCTATTCGGCGGCCAAGGAAGTCGCCGCCGAACCGGCCGGCATGATGGACGCGATCAACATGAACTTCGACGACAAGGGCGTCGCGAAGGGGGATACCGTGAAGGTTCCCGTCGCCCCGACCCGCGCAGCGTCGGACTTCACCCCGTCCAACGCCACCTCGACCGGCACCGACGCCACGGCGACCACGGTCGATGTGACGATCACCAAGAGCCGCAAGGTCTCCTGGAACATCACCGGCGAGCAACTGCGCTCGTTGGAGAACGCCGAAGCCGACAACACGTGGTTCGCCCAGCTGCTCAAGCAGGGCATGCGGACGCTTCGCAACGAAGCCGAGTCCGACGCCTGGGCGGCCGGGCTTGCGGGCGCCTCGCGCGCCTACGGCACCGCCGGCACCACGCCGTTCGCCTCCGACCTGTCGGGCCTCACCAACGTCCGCAAGATCTTGGCAGACAACGGCTCTCCGATGGCCGACCTGCAGCTGGTGGTCGACACCGCGGCAGGCCTGAACCTGCGCAACCTGGGCGTCTACCAAAACGCCTACGCCGCCGGTTCGGACGCCGAGCGTCGTTCGGGTGAGCTGCTGCGTCAGTTCGGCTTCCAGATCCGTGAATCGGCGGGGGTCTCCACCCACACCGCCGGCACCGCGGCCTCTGCGACGTCGGACAACACCGGCTATGCGATCGGCTCCACCTCGATCGCGCTGGCCTCGGCGGGCACCGGCACGATCCTCGCCACTGACGTCATCGCCTTCGCCGGTGATACGAACAAGCACGTGGTGGCGACCGGCGACGCCGACGTCTCCAACGGCGGCACCATCACGCTCAACAACCCGGGCACCCGCGTCACCATGTCGGCCGCCACCAAGGCGATCACCATGACGGCGACCTACACCGGCAACCTGGCGTTCGAGCGTTCGGCCATCGTCGGCATCATGCGCCCGCCGCTGATGCCCGCCAACCCGACCATCTCCCAGATGATGGTCTCGGACGGCAAGGGCCTGACCTACCTGCTGCTCGACATCGCGCAGTACGGCCAGCGCTCGCTCGAGCTGCACCTCGCCTGGGGCTTCAAGTCCGTCAACGGCGAGTTCTCGGCCATCCTGCTCGGCTAGTTCAGCCGAGATTGAGTACCAGGGCCGGGCCTTTCGGGGTCCGGTCCCACCCCTCACGAGGAGCGCGCAGATGGCAGAGACGATCAAGACCCTGCGCGTGAAGCCGTGGGGCGAAGGACAGGGCGAGTTCGTCGAGATCAACGCCGACGACTTCGACCCGCAGACCCATTGCCTGTGCGAGCCGGTGGACAAGTATCCGCACCTGTCGCCCAAGCAGGAAGAGGCGCTAGACCGCTTGATTGACGGCGTGGTCAAGCCCGGCGGCTCGCCCAAGGGTGGCAACCGGCGGAAGAAGGCCTAAGTCGTGGCGGGATACGGCACGACCGCAGGGTTCAAGGCCTACGCCGACGCGCGGGGCTGGGACTACACGACGCCTGCCTATGCCGACCCGCAGATCGACGCGGCGCGGGAGCGGGCGAGCGACTACATCGACGGGACGTTTCGCAATCAGTTTCCCGGCTACAAGACGGACGGACGCGAGCAGGCCAGGGAATGGCCGAGGGTCGGCGCGGTGGACCGCGAAGGCCTGAGCATCGACAGCGCCGAAGTCCCCGTCGAGATCCTCAACGCCACCTATGAAGGAACCTGGCGTGAGGTGCAGACGCCGGGTTCGCTGGTTCCCGACCTGAAGGCCGGCGGCGGCGTGCTGAAGCGCGTCAAGGCCGGCTCGGTCGAGGTCGAGTACGACAACGACGGCACGGTGTCGAAGACCTTCGCCGCCATCGAGCAGGCGCTGGGCTCGCTGCTGGTAGTGCGCAGCCGTTATTCCGGGGTCGCGGTGCGCGCCTGATGACCGACCGTATCGAACGCCTGATGAAGGATTGGGAGCCGCGGCTCCGCAAGGCCTTCCTGCAGGCGGTGAAGGAACATCGCAGCCGGATCAAGGTGTCCGACCTCGTGGCGCTGCTGAAGGCCGGCGACATCGAAGGCGCGGTGCGGTTCGTCGGCCTGGAGCCGGCGGCGTTCCTGCCCTTGGATCGGGCGATCGAGGCGGCTTACGTGGCTGGAGGTGTCGACGCCAACCAGGGCATCGGCCTTCGCATCGCCCCTTTCGACATCCGGGCTCCGGGGGCGAGGAGCTTCCTGGAAAGCCACACCACGGACCTGATCCGGCAGATCACCGAAGACCAGCGGGCGATGATCCGCGATGTGCTCGCACCCTTGCGCAACCCGCTCGGCGCCGACCCGATGCTGACCGGCGACACGCCGCAGAAGTTGGCGTTGGATCTGGTGGGGCGGGTGTCGAAAGTCACCGGTCAGCGGGAAGGGGGCTTGCTCGGCCTCACCTCGCAACAGGCGCAATGGGCGGTGAACTATGAGCGGGAGCTGATCGAGGCCGACCCGGCGGCGATCACCCGCAAGCTACGCGACAAGCGCTTTGACCGCACGGTGCAGAAGGCCATCAAGGCGGGAACGCCGATCCCTGCCGAGACCCGCCAAGCCATGGTCGCGACCTATCGCAACCGGGCGCTGCTACTGCGGGCCAATACGATCGCGCTGAACGAGGCGAGTACGGCGCTTCACGCCTCGCAGATCGAAGCCTGGGAGCAGGCGATTGCGCGCGGGGCTGTGGCTGAGAGCGCGGTTCGCCGGTTCTGGATCACCGCGGGCGACGATCACGTCAGGCCCACACACCGGATGGTTCCGGGGATGAACAAGGCCGGCGTGGGGCTGCATGAGCCGTTCCAGACGCCCAAGGGGCCGACGATGCAGCCTGGCTGGAGCTTCGATCCTGGATGCCGGTGTCGGGTCAGGGTTCGGGTGGTTGAGGAAGCATCCCCTGCACCTCGTCCGACTCCTCGTCAGTCGCCACTTCTAGTCCCAGCGTGAGGATGACGAGGGATCTGCGGGCCGCTTCCAGGGCGGTCTGACCGCGCACGGTTTCGCCGGTCGCGCCCTCCAGCACGCCGCACGCGCGGATCAGAAGGTCCGCCGCTTCTTCGTCCGTCACCACGGCCACGGCTTCACACTAGCACAAGGGGAGGGACATGGCGCTATTTGACGACCTCCCCGACATCATCGCCGACGTGCTGGACGATGCAGGGCTTGGCTTTCAGTCCGTCACGCTGACCAGCATCACGGCGGGAACCTACGATCCGGCCACCGGAACCGTCTCGGGCGGCTCCACCTCAACCACCAGCCTCCGCGCCGTGGTCGAGGACTTCAAGGGCCTGGAGCTGATCTCCGGGCTTGTCCAGGCGGGCGACAAGAAGGTGACGATTGCGGGCGCCAACGTCGCCAGTGTGCCCAAGCCGACAGACACCGTAACCGCGGGCGGGGTGGTCTACAGCGTCGAGCGCGTGAACACCGTCGCGCCGGGCTCGGCCGCCGTCATCTACGAACTGCATTGTAGGCGGACCTGATGGAACTTCACCACGTCGGCTGCATCTGGCTCCTCCGCATCGGCAAGCTGCACGTTGCCCGCGTGGGGCGTCGCTGGGCGGTCTACTAATGGGCGCCTTCGCCGACCAGATCGCCAAGTTCGCCGCCCAGACCAAGGAGCAGGCGGACGGCGTTGTCCGCGAGACGGTGCAGGAGATCGGCCAACGCCTCATCGAGCGCTCGCCGATCGACACCGGTCGCTTCAAGTCCAATTGGAACTATGGGCTCGAGACCCCCGACCGCTTCACCAGCGAGAAGACCGCCATCCGCACGGTCAACGGCATCGAGGATCTGCCCAAGGGGGCAGGGGGCTTCGTCCACTACCTGACCAACTCGCTGCCCTATGGCCCAGCCCTGGAGCGCGGCCATTCCAAGCAGGCGCCGCAAGGCATGGTCGGCATTACATCGCTGGAGTTCGACGCCATCGTCGCCGCCTCGGTCCTGAAGGTGCAGCGTTGAGCGGCGTCACCAACATCCGCGCGGCCATCGAAACGGCCCTCGCGGCCATCTCGCCGACCCTCACGCCGGCTTACGAGAACGTCGCCTTCACGCCGACTGCAGGCACGCCATACCAGCGCGTTGAATGGATGTGGGCGCGGCCCGGCAACAACGAGATCAGCCAGAACTACACGCAAGAGGGCATCTGCCAGGTGACCCTCTGCTATCCGACCAACACCGGCCCCGCCGCCGCTGCAGCGCGCGCGGAGGTGACCAAAGCCACCTTCAAGCGCGGCTCTGGACCGTACACCAGCAGCGGCGTCTCGGTCTCCATTCCCTACACCCCCGAAGTGATGCCCGCCTATGTCGACGGGGATCGCTACTGCGTGCCGGTCCGCATCCGCGTCTTCGCGCAACTGACCGCCTGAACTCCCCCTGACGGCCGGCTCCGGTCCGTCTCCTTCCACCCCCTGAGATCGGAGATAACCCATGGCAGTCGCCCAGGGCATTAGCACCACTGTCTCTCGTGTGGCCCAATCGGGCCTTGGCTCGCCCGGCTCCGCCGGCTCGGCGCTCGCCCGTCGCGTGCAGCTCGCGCTGAACAAGCAGAGCGACACCTATCAGAGCCAGGAAATCGTCAGCCACCAACAGTCGACCGGCGCCACCGAAGGCCCGTCCGGCATCCAGGGCTCGCTGAACGGCGAAATGTCGGCCGGGACCTACCAGATCGAAATGGAGACCCTGCTCCGCAAGGCGGCGGCGGGCACGGCTGCGATCACCGGAGCGGGCCTGACCATCGCCACGTCCGGCTCCAACTACAGCGTGACCCGCTCGGCCGGCTCCTGGCTTTCGGACGGGATCAAGGTCGGCGATGTGGTGCGCCTGTCGGTCGGCTCGCTGGATGCGGCCAACATCGCCCGCAACCTGCTCGTGCTCGACGTGGTGTCGGCCACCGTGCTCACGGTCGCCCCGCTGAACAGCGGCGCAATGACCCCGGAAGGCCCGGTCACCGGCTGCACCATCACCGTGGTCGGCAAGAAGGTGTGGGTGCCGAGCACCGGACACCTGAACCGCTATCTCTCGTATGAGAAGAAGTACACCGACCTGACTCGCTACGAGCTGTTCACCGACGTCAAGGTCGGCTCGGCGGACATCGCCATCCCGGCGACCGGGATTTCCACGGTGAACTTCGCGCTGATGGGCCTCTCGCGGGCGCTGTCGGGTTCGGAAACCCTGACCTCGCCGACCGCGGAAACCTCCTCCTCGGTGCTGGCGGCGGTGCAAGGCAAGGTAGCGGTGAACGGCGCGGTGACGACCGTCACCAACGTGCAGGTGAACATCAACGGCAACGTGTCGCTGGCTGAAGCGGAGATCGGCTCCAACAGCCGCTCCGACCTGCAGCGCGGGCGGGTGCAAGTCAGCGGCTCCTTCGCCGCCAAGTTCTCGGCCGTCACCCTGCAGACCCTGCGTGACGCGCAGACCGTCGTGACGCTGATCTTCGTGCTGGCCGACAGCGCCAGCAACACCGCCGAGTTCGTCTCCATCTGCCTGCCGGCGTGCAAGCTGTTCTCCGACGACGCCGACGACGGCGAAAAGGAGATCATCCGCACGTACACCTTCACCGCCCAATACTACGGCTCGGGCGGCTCGGGCGTGAAGCACAACGCCACCATTTGCCAGCTGCAGGACAGCCTGTTCGCCTGATGAAGCTTCGGGACGCCGGGTGAAACCGGCGCCCGTCCGTCGCCCCTCGGGGCCGTTCCTCCCCTCAACTTTTACGGCCCGGGTCGCACCCGGCCGCTTTTTCGAGAGCCCTTTTCCATGGCCAAGACCGCTGACACCGAAGAGACCGCCGCCGCGCCGGCTCCTCTGACCTTCGCCGCATTGAACTTCAAGGCCGCGAGCGAGCAGCCTTTCGAGTTCGAGTTCCTGCTTCCTGGGGACGAGCCGTCAGGCTTCTTCCTCTCCATCATCGGCAGCCAATCCGACACCATCGAGAAAGCGTCGAACGCGCTGACCGACAACGAGCGCCGCGCAGAACTCGTGGTCGCCGCCCAGGCCGCCAAGGCTAGGGCGGATCATCCGCCCATCCGCCCGGTCGCCGAGACGATCAAGGGCGGGCGCGAGATGGTCGCCAAGCGCATCGTTGGTTGGCGCGGGATCGACGTACCCTATTCGCCTGAGAAGGCGCTCGAATTGGTCAATCAGAACTTGGAAGTCTACAACCAAGTCCTGAAGAACTCCAATGATATTCGGAACTTCGTGGGAAAGTCACAAGCGAACTCCTAGAGTTCGCCAAAGTTCAGTTCGACCTCAACGAAGTCGTCTCCGAAAAACCCGCGCGCCTGACCAAGCGCGAGTTCCTGCAAGTGCAGGCGGAGCAGGGCGAGCCCGACGCCATCTTGGAGCTTGAGGCCTTGCCGCCGCTGCCCCCGCACGGTGCGCACCTCTGGCAGTGGTGGATCGAGCTTCACGCCAGCCGGCCCAACAACGGCATGGGGCTAAGCCCGCTGTCACGCCAGGAAATTCGCCTCTGGGAAGAGGACGAAGGCCGCCAACTCCTGATGTGGGAGCGGCGGGCGATCCTGTCGCTGGACGCCGAGTGGCTCCGCATCACCTCCCAACAGTCCAATAAGCGCGAGGCGGCCAAGCCATGACGACTTTCGCCGAACTCGTCATCAAGGTCGACTCGACCCAGGCCGATCCCGCCAAGGCCAAGATGGACGGGATGACCGATTCCAGCCGTAAGCTGGAAGATCAGGTCAACAAGACCGCCGAAGCCACGGCCAAGGCGGCGAACGAACAGCGCAACCTGGCGCAGGCGTCGAGCGGCATCGCCCAGGTGGCGGGCCAGACGGCGAACGCGCTGGCGGGGGAAGCCAAGAGCGCCGCCGACGTGGCCGAGCAATCGCGCCGCGCCGCGGACGCTCAGAAGCAGTTCGCCGCCGCGGCCAACCAAGCCCGCCAAGCCGCGCTAGAGGCGGAAGTCGCGTCCGGCAAGCTGGTCAAGACCATCAACCCGGTCAACGGCGTGGTGAGTTTCGTCCCCGTCCTGGCGAAAGACGCCAAGGCCGCGACGGGCGCGGTGGATGAATTGGCCGACGTCACCCGCAAGGCGGCCAACAGCAACGACGACGCCGCAAAGTCGGCGGCGGGCCATGCGCGCGCGGTCGGCCAGGTCTCCGACGCGATCGGCGGCGCGGTCGGCCAAACGCTGAGCTGGAAAGGCGCTCTGCTCGAACTTGTCGGCGGGTTCAGCGCCCTGGCTGCGACGCAAATCGTGCTCGATCAGATCGTCTCGGCCTATCAGGAGGCGGTGAAGCGCAACGAGGATTTCCAGAGCGCGCTGGAGAACTCCAACCGCATCCTCGCCACCAGCAGCACGCAACTGGCCGAGACGCGCGCCGAAGTGCTGAAGTTGGCCGACGCCTACAAGCAAATGCAGCTTGAGCAAGCCAAGGCTCAGGTCGCCAAGAACAACCAGGTCATCCAGACCCTGCGCACGCCGTCGCGCGCCGAGGCCGCCGCAGGCGGGGTTGCGGGCATCCTCGGCGGCCCTGTTGTTGGTGGCGCGGTTTCCGGCGCGTTGGCGGGTCGGCGGCAGGCGCAGATCGACCAATTGGAGACCGAGAACGCCCGGCTGATGGCTCGGCAGATCGAACTGCGCTTGGGCGATACCCGCGCGCAGGAAGAGTCGCAGAAGCTGGTCGACGCGGCGCTGCCGAAAGAGCGCCAGGTCCGCGACCTGAAGGCGCAAGAGGCGGCGATCCTGCAGCGCATCAACTCGGGCCTGATCGATCGAGCGACCGGAGAGCGTGCGATTACCGCTCTGCAGGCTCGGCAGAAGGAAATCGAAGAGGGCCACACCCGCACGCGCGCGGCGCATGCGGCCAAGTCGGCGCAGACCGCTGCGGTGATCGACCGAACCGACGAGCTGACGGCGCAGGCCGCTGGCCAAGTCGAACAGGCGATGGCGGGCGAACTCCGCGCCCGTATGGCCTTGACCGACAGCGTCGAGGAGCGCGCCGAGATCGAGAAGGATCTGGTGCTCAAGGCGACCGCCGCAAAGCAGGCGCAGGTCGACAAGCAAATCGCCCAGATCAACGACCCGGCGAACACGCTGGGCGTGGAAGATCCGGCGATGCGCGCCGCGCTGAAAGCCGCGCTGACGGCTCAGTTGCGCAAGGTGCAGGCGATCAACGCCTCTGCGGCGGTAGAGGAAATGGAGGCGATCGACCGCAAGGCGACGCAGCAACTGGTGCGCGACACCCTGGCGGCGGAACAAGCCCGCCGGTCCAACACCATCGACGTGATGCAGGCGCAGGCCGCCCTGCTCAAGTCGACCTACGCCCAGGCCGTGGCGCAACAGGACATCCTCGCCGCCAAGCAAGACGCCGAGCGCTACGCGCTGCAGGAGGTCGTCCGGCTCGGGGAGCTCGGCGGCTACACCGATCAGCAAGTGCAGACGGCCAAGGATCGGCTGGAAGCCCTGAAGCAGATCCACAGTGCGGAGACGGAGGAGGCGAAGCGCGCCGCCAGCCTTTCTGAGGCGATCCGGGCGGCGACCGATAACGTCCGCGACTTCAAGGACGCCTTCAAGCGCCGAGACTTCGGCCGGCTGCTGGACAGCCTCGCCGCGACTATTCAGACCATCCAAGCGGCGTTCCAATCCCAGGGGTTGTTCGGCGGCATTGCGACCGGAGCGAGCGCCCTCGGATCCCTGATCGGCGGGAAGGCGGGCAAGGCGGTCGGCAACGTCGCTGGCGGGGCGTTGCTCGGCCTGGCGGGCGGGAACTTCGTCGCCGATGCGGCTTTTGCGCTCGGGCCAACCGGCATTGGCGGCACCGGCCTGCTCGGCGCGGGTGCGGTCAATTTCCTGGCGGGACCCCTCGCTGCGGCGTTGCCGTGGGTCGGGCTGATCGCCGGTCTAGCCTCGCTGTTCCTCGGCAAGAAGCCGTCGAACCACGCCGGCATCACCCAACTGACGCTAGACAGCTTCACGCCGATCTCGTCGGGCAAAGAAACGCCGGAGACCACGCAGGCGGTGTCTGGGGCATCCCAGGCGATCCTGCAGGGCGAGGCGCTGATCAAGGCCGCGGGCGTGCAGATCAACGCCTTTGTCACCGGCCTCGACCTCGGCACCCGCGACATGACGCACATCTTCCTCTCCACCGGGGAGGAGTTGCGCTCGGCTGTGGGCGATCCGGCCGCGGCGGCGGAAACCGCGCTGAAGGCGGTGCTGCAGAGCGCCACCTACACCGACCAGGCGCTCAAGGGCTTGATCGACAGCGCGCTCGCGGCTGGCAAGGGCTTCGACGCCATCGCCACCATCCTGCAGGCGCAGCAGATCGGCAAACAGCTTGCTGACCAGATCCTGCAGCTTCAAGACCCACAAGCCTACGAGGCCAAGCAGGTCAAAACCAACATCGAGCAACAGCGCGACGCCGCCAAAGCGCTGTTCGACCAGGGCGCGCTGACGGCGGACCAACTGGCGACGATCAATGGCCAGCTTTCGACCCTGGAAGGCCTGCAACTCGCCGATGTGATGAAGCGGTTCAGCGATGCGGCGAGCGGCGCCGCCAGTGCCGCGCAAGACCTGAAAGAGTGGCTGGCGTCGTTGGCCGGCGTGACCGCCTCACCGGCCCAAACCACGGCGCAGGCCTATTCCGCGCTCCAGGCCGCCGGGATCGCTGCGCGCAGCGGCGACAGCGACGCCGCCAGCCAAATCCCCGACCTTGGCAACGCCTACCTCGCGGCGGCCAAGGCCTCGGCATCCAGCCAGATCGACTATCTGCAGGCGGTCGCGCGGGCGCGCGCCATCGGCTCCAGCGCGCTACTCGTCGCGGAGGGCAAAGCGCCTGCGACCAGCGCCACGACCGCGGCGACCTCCACGACCGGCGCGACCACCTCCAGCCCGACCGCAGCGCCACAGATGCCGGCCCCCACCAACGCGGGCAGTGTCAACGACAACAGCGACCTTCTGGCCGAACTGCGCGCGCTGCGGGCCGAGGTCGCCAGTCTTCGCGGCGTCAACGAGGCGGGCTTCACCACAGTCTCCGCCAACACCGGCCGCACGGCCAAGCAGCTTGAGGATTGGGATGGCCAAGGCCTACCGCCCGAGCGGGAGGACGCGGCGTGAAGATCGTTCCCCCGATCACCGTAACCGACGCCATGCTGATTTCCAGCAACGTCTCGGCAGGCCCGGCGACCGATTGGAACAGCGGCACGACCTACGCCGCGGGGGATGTGGTCAGCCAGGTCACGGCGAACTCGCTCAAGATTCAATACGCGAGCCTCCAGGGCAGCAACACGAACCACGACCCGGAGTCTTCGTCGGGGTGGTGGCGAGCGATCGCCTACGCAGCCGATGCCTACAGCTCTGGGACCACTTACGCCGCCAGCGACGGCGCGCAGATCGACACGACGGACACGCACCAACTGTGGTGGTCCACAGTAGACGACAATCTCGCCAACGACCCCACGGCGGACGCCGGAGACCACTGGCTGTTGATGCAGGCGACCAATCGTTGGGCGATGTTCGACGGCGGGTTGGGCTTTGGTTCCGGCAATGCTCGGATCGCGACGCGCTGGGGCAACCTGATCGACGTCGTGCTAGAGCCTGACGCGGACGTGGACACCGTATGCGCCTGGGTGATCGACGCGGACTCGGTGCGGGTGTCGGTCGCCGCCACCGGATACGACGAGACCATCACGCTCGGCGGCACGGCGGCCGAAATCAAGTGGCAGCTCGACGGGGTGGCCCGGCTGCGGCCGGTGACGTTCGAGGACGTCGAGTGCTCGGCCGGCGATCAGATCCGCATCCGCATCATCAAGACCGGAGGCGTGGCGGTCTGCGCCGAGGTGAACCTGGGACTGGCGATAGAAGCCGGCGCCACGCTTGCCCCCGCCAACGTCGGCATCAAGGATTACTCTGTCATCCAGACCGACGACTTCGGCACGTTCCAGATCAACAAGCGCGCTTGGCATCGCCGCGGCAGCTTCCAGGTCCGCGTCGCCGAGGATGAAGTCGATACCTGCATGGACCTGCTCACCCAATGGCGGGCGCGGCCGATGCTGTTCATCGGCGCCTCAATGTACGGGGCCTCGGCAGTGTTCGGCTTTTTCCGCTCGTTTGATGTGGTCATCACCTTCCCTGGCTGGACCACCCTGCAGATCGACCTGGAGAGCATCTAGTGTCGGATCTGCTCCGCGGCCCGGTCACGGTCGCCAACCTGACCGCCGCGGCCGGCGCCCTTACCGGCGACGACGGGTTCTGGTGGCCGTGCCTGAATATCACCTGGCGAACCCCGGTTCCGCCGTCGATCACCAAGATCACCGCCCAGGTCCGCGAAAAGGGTTCGGACGGGCGATACAGCCAACCCGCCGAGCAGGTGTTGACGGCGGACGAACTCGCTGCGGGCGAAGCGAAGATCGTCAACGGCGTCAGCGTCGGGCAGCACCTTCAGGTGCGGCTCTACCCGGCTGGAGCTCCTGGCCTGCCTTTCCAGCCGACGCCTTGGGTGGACGTCACCACGCCGTGGGACGCCATCATGGCGGACCTCGACGGGCTGACGCTGGGCTGCGTCAAGATCGTCTGTGGCGTGGGGGAGCCGACCCGCACGGACCTCCCCATCGGCTCGCTCTACATCGAAGAGGGTCAGGGGCAGATCTGGCAATATGAGGTAGGCGGGACGGACGCCGCCAATATTGCGGGAACGTCGATCACGACGGGCTCGAACACCGCCACACTGACCGGCTACGATCCCGCAAAGGCCGTGCGCTTCTCCAAGCCGCTGGCGGCGGATAGCGACGGGCTGCTGTCTTGGGACGCCTATTCAGCGTGGCCCTCGGATGGCTATTCCGGCTCCAACCCGCCTCCGGTCCACGGCCAGACCTGGCAGAACTTCGTCAGCATCTACGGCAACAACGGCGGATCGGATACGCTGCTCTGGTCGGCGACGCTGAGCGCCAACAACTACCTGACCGCAGCCGCCGCCTTTGCGGCGCTGGCGGCGCAGCTCCCGCAGACCTTCACCGGCTATAGCACCTATAAGGTCGAGGCCGGAAATGACCCCAACCCCGGCGACAATCGCGGCGGGCTTTCGGTGGAGGTGGAAGCGCTCGGCTGGGTGCTGAAGTCGGACACCACCTCGTTTCAAAGCGAGGGCGTGGAGGTCGCCAACAACCCGCGGTCGATCAACTTCACCGGAACCGGCGTGGCGGTTTCCAGCGACGGCGAGGGGACGCTTACCGTCGACATCAGCGGCGGCTCGCTGCTGGTCAAGAACGAAGGCTCCAGCGTCGAGGCGACGACCGAGAGCATTAATTTCGTCGGCGCCGCGCTCGATGCCACTACGGACGGCTCCGGCCACGTCACCGTCACCCTGAACGCCGACACCGACGCGACGCTGGCAGCCAATTCCAACGACAAGATCGCCACCCAGGCGGCTATCAAGGCCTACGTCGACAACTTGCTGGCAGGCCTTTCCTGGAAGAAGGCCGTCCGCGCCGCAACCACGGCGAACATCACCCTTTCCGGCGCTCAAACGATCGACGGCGTGTCGGTCGTGGCCGGCGACCGCGTGCTCGTGAAAAACCAGAGCACCGGCAGCCAGAACGGCATCTACGTCGCGGCCGCGGGATCATGGACGCGCGCCACGGACGCCGATAGCGGCTCCGAACTCGTCAACGCGGCTTGCTATGTCTCCGAAGGCACGACACTCGCCGATACGCAGTGGGTCTGCTCGACGAACGCCACGATCACGGTGGGCTCTACTTCGCTCACATTCGCGCAGTTCTCGTCGACGGGCGGCGTCAGCGACGGCGACAAGGGCGACATCACCGTGTCAGGCTCCGGGGCAACCTGGACCATCGACAACGACGTCGTGACCTACGCCAAGATGCAGAACGTCTCGGCGACGTCCCGCATCCTTGGCCGGAAGACCGCCTCGGCCGGCGACGCGGAGGAATGCACGCTCTCGGAAGTCCTCGACTTCATCGGCTCGGCGGCGCAGGGGGATATTTTCTATCGGGGAGCGTCGAGTTGGGCGCGGCTGGCGGCGGGCTCCCCGGGCCAAGTGCTCCAGGCGAACGGCGCCGGCGCAAACCCGACGTGGGTGACGCCGAGCGGCGGCAGCGTCGGAAGCGGCCCGGCGCTAATCAGCCGACAGACGCCCAGCGGCACCAACACCGTGGCGTTCACCAGCATCGGCGGCTATCGACACCTCGAATTGCGAGCGCTGGCGCGTAGCACTCAGGCGACCACCAGCGTCACCGTCACGGTGCAGTTCAACTCCGACAACTCTACATCCAACTACCGGAACGAACGGTCCTATGGCACCGGGGGCACTGCAGCTGCGGCCAATGACACCGCCAACGGGTACATTTATTTCGCCGACATTCCGGGCGCGTCGGCTCCGTCAAACGTGCCGGGCGCGGCCCATTTGCACATACTAGATTACGCGCAGACCACGTTCCAGAAAACCACGCTAGGCGATTACAACCTCCAGAACGGCTCTGCGGCGGCGACCAACTGGTTTCGGTTCGCGACCGCCGGCTGGTGGACAAGCACCGCAGCCATCACGCGCATCGACGTTACCGTTACGGGCAGCGGGAATTTTGTCACCGGCTCGACGGTCGAGCTTTGGGGCTTGCCATAAAGGTTGACGTGGACCGCCGCGTGATGAGCAAGGCGAGGCGGCGCTTGCGCCGCTGGATCGGACCTTCAATCAGAACCCACGACGTCAGCGCGTAGGCCACAGAAAGCGGCAGGGCGAGGAGCAGGTTGGACCACATCGCCGCACCTAAGCCGGACCAGATAAGTAGTTGCTGAATTGGATAGGCCGAGAGGTACACGCCATAGGATAGGTCGACTTTGAGAGGCTTGGCGTCGATCAAGCCGAACACGACAACCGCATAGGCGACCGGCAAGGCGGCGAAACCGAGCAGCCCCAGAAAGTTGAGAAGGAAGGCAGCTGCAACAGAGCTTGCCGCGAGCGGCAGCGAATATGGGATGCGATCGCGCCAGAGGTAGATCGTGGTTCCGCAGAGAAAGCACGAAAACAATACAGCGGACGACATCTCTCCACGCTGGTGGCCAACGACCGCCGCATCCCACAACGGCAAGATGAGATAACCGGCTACGGCTACGCATAGCCAGTGACGCCGGCTGCGGGGTGCGCCAGCCATCGCGGCCAAGCCTAGGACGAGGTAGCAGATCAGTTCGCGGCTTATTGTCCACAGGGACCCGTTCACGCCACGGTTGGGATTGGTCGCGAAAACCATAGGCAGGAAGTGATCTTCCATACCTACGATGTTCAGCAGGTAGAGCCAGGTTCTCGGTCTTCTGAAGTAATCGTGCGCGGTCAGCGTCGTCACCGCCGGGCCGAGCACGAGCGCCGAAAGAACCACCACCGCGGCTAACGCCGGGATGACGCGCAGGATGCGGAAGGCGAAGAACACGCGAGGTTCCGCGCGCTCGGCACTAGCGGCGACTAGAAACCCGCTGACGGCGAAGAAGCCGGGGACACAAAGAGCGGATAGAGCCGTCGGCCAACGGGCACCGGCGAGCGCCGCCGAGGCTGAACCGCACGTAAGGCTGGCGCTGTGCCAAACAAGGACGCCGCTCGCGAGGGCCAACCGCAGCCAATCGAAGCCGTGGCGGGGGCGCTCCATCCGTTCGGCGAGGGTCATGCGCTCAGCCTAAGCACGAACCACGCCAACAGACCACTAACGCGCGATCAGCCACGGGCCCTGGTGAGCGCCCAGGCCAGGCAGCCGAAACCCACGCTGACGACGGCGGACGCCGCGGCGAGGTCGTACCAGCCGTTCGCCACCTCAACGAGGATCAGGACACCGGTCGTGAAGCCTGCTGCCAGCGCGATCTTTCCCATGGCGCCACCTAAGGCATGAGCAAGGTTCACGCGCCAGTCGAAGTTAACGACGACGGGGCGCGGGGGCGCTCTCAGCCGAAAAGAAGATCCACATGAGCGCGACTGCGTATTGCGGCCGCTCGCCTGCGTATTTGGGGGAGCGCGCTTTTGGACTGGATGGACATCGCCAAGGACATCGCCGTCTTCGGCGGCGGGGCGAGCGGCTTCGTGGCGCTGCTGAAGCTCCGTTGGGACGCCCAGGACCGGCTGCGCAAGGCCAAGGAGGCCGAGGCCGCGGCGGCGGCGGAGCGCTCAGCAGCCGAGGCCGCCAAGGAGGCGAACCGCAATGAGCTCGTCCAGATCGCGACGGAGGCTGCGGGAAAGGTCATCTCCGATCTCAGCAGGGAAATCGATCGGCTACGCAAGCAACTCGACGAGGTCGAGGCCGAGTTCGCCGAGTTCCGAAAGGCGCACGATACGATGATCGCCGACAAGGAAGCGGAGCTGCTGCTCCTTCGCGGCAGGTTGCGTCAGCTCGAGGCGACGGTCGACGCGTACGACCGCCTACTCACGGCTCACGCCATCCCGCACGAGCGCCCTCCGCAGATCTACTACGAGAACCGCGCCGGCGAGACCCGGCCGATTGAACTCGGCGCGCCCTAACCGCCGGCTGAACACCACGCCCGCAATTCGAACGTCAAACCCGGTACGGCCGGGTAGGGGGAGTCTATGACCGCCAAGAACTTCACGCCCCTTGTCGAGCAGCTGCTCGGCATCGAGGGGGGCGTGTCCGACCGGCCGCTGAGAGATGATCCTGGGGGCTTAACCGCGCTCGGGGTGACTCAGGCGGTCTACGACCAGTGGCGGTCGCTGCGCAGCCTGCCCGCTAAGTCCGTCCGCGACATCACCCGGCAAGAAGCCGTCGCCATCGCGAAGGCCAACTACTGGAACCCCGTCCAGGGCGACAAGCTGCCCTCGGGCGTCGATTTCGCGGTGTTCGACTACGCGTTCAACTCCGGCCCCGCGCAGGCGGTCAAAGACCTGCAGCGGGCGCTCTCCGTGGTTCCTGACGGCATCGTCGGTCTCGCCACCTTGGAGGCCTTGGCGATCGCCGACACTGAGGCCGTGGTCAATGGCGTCTGCGATCGGCGGCTCGCCTTTATGAAGAAGCTGAAGAACTGGCGGGCCAACGCAAACGGCTGGGCGAGCCGCGTCGCCCACGTGCGCGCCCAGAGCCTCGCCCTGATCGCCGGCGATGCGATGCAGGCTCCTGACGTCTCCCTGACAAGCGCCGAACTGGCGAAGGCCCCGCCGTCCAACGCGAAGAAGCCGCGGACCTTCTGGGCCGGCATCGGCGCGGCGATCAGCTCCGGCCTGGCCGCGATCGGGAGCTTCATCGCCGCGGTCCCCGACTTCGCCAAGAAGGCCTTGGACGCGATCTCCCCGTTCTCCGACAAGAGCGAGGTCGCCCACTACTTCGTCAGCGGCCTCGCGAGCCTCGGCATGGCCGCCACCATCTTCCTCGTCTGGCAGAACAACAGGAAGAAGGATGGCGCGGCATGAACCTGCGCAAGCTCGCCGGCGCCGGGCTGGGCGCGCTGTTCGATCCGGTCCTCTTGGGGCTGGTGGCGCTCGCGATGATCGGCTCGACCTTCTTCCTCGCCCACGAGCTTGGAAAGACCCGCGTCGAGCGGGACGCCGCCCGCGAGGTCGCCAAGAAGCTCACGATCTGGGCCGACCGGACCTGCGAGGCCGTTAGCGTCGCCTTCCGACCCGACGGCGAGACGGACGTCGACAAGTGGGGACAAGGATGCCTCGCCGCCGTCCGCAGCATCCGCGGCCAGCGGGACGCCATGAAGGAGGCCTCGGAGCAGGCCGCCCTCGACGCCATCGCTGAACAGCAACGCAAGACATCGGCGGACGTCCTGGCCGCCCGCAAGGCCGACGCCACGCGGCGCACGGCGATCAAACACATGGAGGCCGCCAATGCGCAGGTCAGCAACGACGAAGTGGGCGGCGATTGGTTTGCTCGCCTCAATGAGCTTGGCGGGCTGCGCCCATGGACCCCGCACACTGTCCCAGCCGGTCAAGGAGACGGTCCTCACGGTTCGGGTGAAGGAAGCCCCGCCGGCGGACTTGGCGATCTGCCCCGCGGCTCCTGACGGCTTTCCCGAAGACCAGACGGCCCGCATGCCGGCCGATGTCCGCGCCGCCGCTCAGCGCCTCGCGCTGGGCTTCCGCGACGTGACCGACAAGTACCGGCGGCTGGTGGAGTGGTTCTCGCCGGGCGCGTGCTCGGCGCCTGACGGCTCCTGATGCCGCTCCCGCTGGCCCTCTGGCTATGGTGGCTCAGCGTCACCGACTCTGGCTAGTTGAAGATCCATCGCGCCGCCCTAGCGGCCTGCTGGACCCCCGGAAGCCCGTCGCCCTCACCGGCGGCGGGCTTTTGTCGTTCTACCCGTCGATCAACCCCCGCACCGTCAGCTCAAGCACCAGATCCTGGAACGCGGCGTTCATCTCGATCGAATGCCCGAGCTTGTCCCGGAAATCACAGATGCGGATTTGCTCGATGAGCAGAACGACGGCGCGTATCAACTCCTCGTCGTTCACGCCGGCATCAACGGTGCTCGCCGCCTGCGTCTCCCGCCCATCCTGATCGCCTCGCGCTCCTCATGCGCGCGCCAAGCCTCCTGCCGCCGGAAGTAGGCGCGCACCATGATCCCGAGCACGATCGGCGCGTAGACGTGCGGCTTGCGCGATCCGCAGGGCACAGTCAGCGACGGCCCATAGCCCGGCGCGCGGACGCAGATGCAGCCGCCCTGCTTGATCGTCCACTCGCCGCGCACCGAGCGCCCGTCGACGTCAACCTTGATCGGATAGAACCCAGCCATTTCGGGTAGATAGGCGGGCGCAGGCCGCCGCAAGCGCTACCTGCCGCGGGCGATCCAAGCCTCCCGATCCCGCACGTCGTAGAACCGCAGGGCATTGGCCAGCCGAACGAACGTCACGCCTTCGAAGCGGAACGCGCGGTTGATCTCGGCCGGCGCCGCGACGACCAGCTCGGCCGGCGCATCGCCGAACACCGAGCCGTCGCGACTGATGAGCTTCATTTCACCCACACCAGCACCGCCACCTCTCCGCCGCGCAGCGTCCCAATCCGCTCACCTGAGACCCACCGCTCTTCGCCGACAGGGCAGACGCCGACAGCGATTCCGGCGGCGTCCAGATCCTCGATCCTGGCCGGGTGGAAGTCGGGCGTCACCTGCTCAGCCATCGCCTCGATGCGTCGCCAGTCGCGGTCGGTCAGGCGGTCGAGCCAGAGCTTGTGGCGGGCCTTGCGCTTCGCCTCGCGGGCCTCGGGGCCTTGCCAGGGATGGCCGTAGAGAGGGTTGTCGTGGAAGGGATCGGCCATCAATCTGGGGCCATTTCTGGGGCGGCGATGTCGCCCGCTCCGCTAACACGCTGAAATCTATGGTGGACGCGCCTGGGATTGAACCAGGGACCCCCTCGATGTCAACGAGGTGCTCTCCCGCTGAGCTACGCGTCCGTGCCATGGACTTCCCGGGGCCAGGCCCGGGAGCGAGGAGCCGGCGGTATA